TTTGTAATAGCTTCATTAGATAATGAACCACTATCCCATGTTACATTAACAGTTGTGTTGGTTGAAAAAGATGAAGAACTAACTGTTCCAAAAATAGTTCCTGGTGTACTAGCAATTAATTTTATTCTTCTTCCAGCATGATAAACTGAAGTTACATTAGCACCAGCAATTGTAAAAGAAGTAGATGATGCGTATGCTGCTGTGTAAGAACCTGATCCATCACCATATTCAATCCATTGTGCATCATTAAACCAATCTCTTGTATTTTTCATTAATGCTCTAATGGCATTATTTAAATTGGAAGGTAACATTCCTTCTGCTGTTGAAATACCATTAAGTGAAGTATTGTCAGCTTGTGTTGTAGAATAATCTTTAATATTACTTGTCATTTAATCTCCTAGAAACCAAGCATATGCTTTATTGTTTTCTTGGTTTTTTTCATTAATTAATGAATTGATAGCTTCTTCAATTTGTCTTTGAAAGAACTCTTGAGTTTCAAAACTATATCTAACATTATCTATATCAGTTTTATCTGTCATCTCAAGCCTGATCTTGATGCAACTATATCAATTCCTTGTGCATCTTTCCAAGCTCCTCCACTTGGTATTTTTACATTAAATTTTACATATCTTCCAGATTGTCTAACTGGATTAATACCTGTTGTATTCATACTTGATACAGATGATTCTGTGCTGTTATCTGATAATCTATCTCTAGTTTTTATAGTAACAGTTGCTTCAGCATCTACAATAGGTCTTACACCTATTATATTTGATCTTGTTCCAGGAAACAACTCTAATTCTGAAGTTTCTATTTCTCCTATATTTTCTGTACCTGAAAAAATAGCAGCTTTAAAATCACTATCTATAGCACCTAATAATAATTGTCCTCCATTCCAAAAATCAGTATCTAATGAAATATTAATATTGTCTAGGTTTTCTGAAATAATATCCATTAACTCAACTGTATAAGCACCAACAAATTGAGAAAATATTGTACTAGCATTAGCATTGGCTGTTGACCATTTTTGTGTAGCATAATTATAAATTAAAACTTTATCACATATACCAGTAGTATTAGATGTATCAGAAGAAGATGGATATAACCAAATTGCTAATTGATTAAATGGATCTGTAGCTGCAACTATTCTATCTGCAAATGCTTTGTTTAAATCTAAATCAAAAAATCTATTTACTTTTTCTGCACCAATAGCAGAAACTTGATCTCCATTAATTTCAAAAAATCCATCATCTGCATAAAAGAATACTCTACGATTATCTTGACAAACAGTTCTTCCTAATACTGCACCTCTATTAGGTGAGATTACTGAAAGTCTAAATACAGTTGCACCACCCACATAGTCCATACGAACTATTTGATTTTGTCTAAATATATAACCAATCTCTCCTGATGTTATGTGTGTAATCTGTCCACCTGAACCTGGTAGGTCTTGCAAGTCTGATTGTTTAGTTCCTGGTTGCCAAGTTGTAATATCATTAATACCAGACCATTGTATTCTATTGGATGCACCAACATGATTACCTGTTACTAAAAAATCTCTTATGACACCTGAACATTTAAATACTGGTACAGTACCTGATGTTCCTATAGTTGATAAATCAGTAAAAGAAGATGATGTTCCCATTAAATAAAATTGAGGTGCATCAACTCCATTACTTACAATTACATAATTACCAAATTGAGTAAATGTAATATAATCTGTTGCATCTCCAGTTAAAGGAGTTCCACCATAAAAACTTGTTACAGTTAATCTAGTTGTGTCAGATGATTCATTTACTAAATTAACATTACCTACAACAGCTCTTGTTACAGTTACAACTGCACCTGATACAGTTGCTGAAAAATCTGCATGACCATTAATAGTATTTTTTAAATTTGTAGCAGTTGTATCGTTATTTGTTTGAACTTGAAATTCATTAGTAGATGGTGATCCAGTTGTTGAAGTAAAAACAATAGATGTGTTGTCATTTTTTTTTAAAGTAACAGTTTTACTTGCACCAATATTTGCATAGTCTGAAACTGTAATTGTGCAAGTTGCAAAAGCTGTACTTAAAACTTTTCCTCTTGCACCTCTTTCTGTGAAAGCTCCACCAGTTAATTCAAAAATAGTTTCTTCATTTGCAACAAAATTAAATACTGTATTAGAGTTATCTCTAAAAGAACCTGCACCTCTTGAATTTTTTGTAATTGTGTTTGTAGAATAATTAACTAATGAAGGAAATCTTTTATAAGAATTTAAAGCATAATAAACATTGTTAGCAACATTAGCACCAGGATTGTTATGCTCTGGTTGGTCAGGTAGCCATTCGCCAAAAGGTACTTGCATTATTCTCCTATTGGTTATTATTTGTTATTGCAACATAGTTATCATTAAAAGAACTAGCAACAGTCACATCACTTCTTTGTTGTAAGGGTGCATTACCATATTGATCTTCTCTATCATTTCTTTCAAGTCTTTCAAGTGCTGTTGAATACATTTGTTGCCATTGTTGAACTTGTCTTGGTTCTATACCACCTAAAAAATTAGCAGCATGATATAAAGATCCATATAAATATATAGCTGGATGATGTGTTAAAATATAATTTGAAGTATTTGAATCTGATAGTGCTGGAAATTTAGCATAGTAATTTAATGTTCCTGTATATGCAGCAGATGGTATTGGTGCAAATCTAAAATTATCTCCAAGTATTGTATAACTACTTGGCATACCAGAAGTAGAGCTTCCTTTGATTTGATCCATTTGTGCAGGTGTAATATATTTTAAAGCATATTTAGTTCCACCTTCAGTTATAAAGAAATCTCTTATCTGTAAAAAATCAGCAGGTATAGATTCTGTTTCTGAATCTATTGTAATAGAAGTAGATGTAATCATTTTTCTAATTCTTAATTTAGAATTTAAATCTGCTTCTGTTAAAACTATAAAATCATCTGCTATTTCTGATGTTAAATCTGATCTGTTTAACCAATTTGCTATTGAAGTTTTTAATGTTGAATAACTAGTTAGTGCCATTATAAATTACCCTCTGCTGTTTTAAATAATCTAAATTCATTAGAATTTAATTTTTTTTTTAATATTTTTTTTTGGACATCTACTGGTAGTCCAAACCAATTGTTACTACCATTATACTCATTTGCCCAGACAGATAAAGCTATTGTTGGAATACTGGCTACTCTTTTCATATCTCTTGATTTAGAATAACCATCATTTAGATTATATAATCTTTTATTATGTTGAATATGTGGATTAATATTAACTTCTTCTTTGGTTACAATTTTACCTTCCATGTCATCTTTTATGTAGGTAGTTTTTTGTAGTCCATCAATAGTAATATCTTTTCTCATACTCTGCCTTGTCCTTTATAACGATTTTTTTTAGCCATTCGTTTTTCGTTTTTGTTCAAATCCTTTTTATGTCGTCTTGGTCTTTTTTTTGGTTTAGGTCTTGGAACAAAGTGAACAAACTTTTGTCTAGCCACTACGCACTCATTTCAGTAACATATACATTTGTAGATGTACCATGAAATACTGCAATCTTTTCGCCAGGTGAAACTTTAAATATTTCTATTTCGCCAGATGGTAAAAGAGCTGATGTTGCACTTGCAGTAGGTGAAGAACCTAAAACAAAATGGCAATTAGCATCTCCAACTACTCTTATGTATTCAGTTTGTGAACCAAATGCAGCAGAAGCTGTTGAAGAATTATTAGTATTAAGTTTCTGTGTAGTACCAGGTCTTAAAGCATAATTATAACTCATTTTTTCTCCTAATTTTTGAGGGGGGAAGTATCGCTAGACAAGATCCCCCCAGTTATTATTTATCTTCTTATAACAAATGTCACAAGTAATTTTTTAGCTCCAGTAGATGCACCATCAGTAATCATTTCGATAGTTCCATCTTCTTCAACTCTATTAGCAGCAGTAGGTTCAGCAGAATCTACAGTACCAGCAGCAGAGCCAGAGTGAGCTACAGTTATTGCACCACCAGTTACAGCAGTACCACCTATTTCAAAAGTAATAGCTGCGTTTGCACCTGATATTGCACCTTGTAAAGCAGTAATAATTTTAATTATTTTACCACCATCAGGTACAGCAACAAATGTTGATGAAGCTGTTGAAATATCTTCTATTTCAGCAGTTATAAAGTAATCGTTTAATGTTCTCATTTTTTATCCTATTTATTTGCTTCGTTCCGACTTCAAAATAAATCTTCAAAGACCAAACAAAATTGTTAATTGATTGATGGGGGATTACTCCCCCACCAAATTAAGTATTATGAAGTAGTTAAGTCTGTAACTAATCCACTAGCTTTTTCGTTTCTTGACTCAAGAGTGTACTCTGCAACCATGAATCTCTGATCTGCGTCAGCAGTTTGAGCTGGTGTTTGTAGAGCAAAATCTCTTAAGAAAGCAACTGCAAAGTAGTCCATCTCTAAAACTAGAGCATCTTGTCCTACTTTAGCAGCAGTAGAGTTTGCACCTCTAATAAATCTATTAGGAGCAACTTGTAAAGTTCCAAAGTCACTTTCATAGACATCAATAGATGTAACTAATCTTCTGTCCTCTGCTTGGTCAAATCTAGTTGAACCACCAGTAAAACCAGATAGCTTTTGCTTATTGAAAGCACCTACCATAATCATGTTAGGGTTTCCACCAGCATTAAAGCATGATCTCAAAACAGATTTTAACTGATCTTCAGTAAAAGCTCTTTGAGTTCCATCTGTTCTAGCAGCTCCACCACCTGAACCAGATCCACCTGCACCTGCATCAACATTAGAAGAAATCCAAGTTTGAACTCCACCTAATTTTCTTGCAGCAGTTGCGCTTCCAGCAGCAGCAGCTACATTAGATAAAAGAGCAGTTTCCATATCTCTTTTTAATTCTTTTGCAGATTTAGCTACTTGATAAGCTAACTCATTGTTTCTTCCAGCAGATGTTACAGCATCATTTGTTCCTGATACTTGCACAGCTTTTGTAGAAATTTGAGTGTGGTTAGTTAGTTTAGTTGTTGCTGATAAAGTTGGGTAACTTATAGCAGCACCTTCAACTGCATGGTTAGCAGCTACATCAGCCAAAGCATCTGTTTGCCATTGGTGTGATGTGTTTGTTGCTTTTGTTTTAGCAACTCCAGACATAAAAGGTGTTTCTGTTGG